TAACATTACAAGTTTTCAAAAGATTGCACAACAAAGTACAATAAAAGGTAAATTTTTTAAATTTAGATGTAAAATTACAAGTGATGATAATAAGGTAAGAGCAAAAGTTCATACATTACAAGCTAAAGTAAATATGGAAAAAAGAACTGAAGCTGGACAGGATGTAGTTTCAAATGCTTCAGGAACAACAATAACTTTTGTCAATTCTTTTTACGCAACTCCGAGTATAGGAATATCAGCACAAGGATTAGTTTCAGGAGACTATTATCAGATCACAAGTAAATCAAAAACTGCCTTTACAATAAGGTTTTATAATAGTAGTAATACAGGAATAAGCAGAACATTTGATTATCAAGTTGTAGGACATGGCTTGAAATCAACATAAAAATAAAATAAAAGGATTATATGAGTCAAGTATCAGATGTAGTTTTAGCCAATCAAGGATTTGCAAGTTTTAGAACTGAACTTAATAATATATTAGGTGCTTTAAACACTTCTCATGTTGGAAGTTCAGCACCAAGTTCAGTTGCACAAGGCACAATTTGGGTAGATTCAGGAACATCAGGAGTTTTAAAAGTAAAGATAAATGATGGCTCAGATAATGTAGAGTTATTTCAAATTAATATTTCATCAAACGCAATCACTAGCACAATGTCGGTCACAGGTACTATATCTGAAACAGACCCAAATGCTTTGCCACTAGCGATAGCTTTAGGATAAGGAGAAACAGATGGCAAATACTTTTAAGGTTAAAACAAATGGTGCGATGCCATCAAGTGCTGGAACTCCATTAACTCTTTACACAGTTCCATCATCCACAACAACAGTAGTCATTGGATTAACACTTTGTAATATTCACACAACAACTGTCACAGCAGATGTTCAATTAGTATCAGACACATCAGATAC